TTCTGGCAAATAAAAATTCTCAGAACCAGCACAGTGCAACTCTACCTTATCAGAATTAAAGAATTCTTTTATTTTAGAAAGTGCCTCTATTTGCTTATCCCAAGGATCAATACCAATATATTTACTAACCTTTTTACTAGCCATTGCCCCTAACATTCTTTGCCCAAACCCAGCAGATATATCTAATACAACACCATTATCAGGTACAAATTTATCATATACACCCTTAGCTAAAGATGGTTTAAATAGACTGGCTGCAAAACCACTTCTAGAATTTCTAATGCCCTGCCTAATCATATTTCCCGTAATATTAAACGTTTCTTTATAAGTAATTCCTAAACGATTTCTAATCACATCCATTAACAAACCATCATCATTAAATACTTCAACCATACTTAACATTTTATTATTTTTAACTTCATGAAAATGTGGGCAAAAATGTTTGAATGCTTTAAGTCCACATTCTGGTAGTGTTTTTATTTCACTTTCTATTTTAATTTCAAGATTACATAGCTTATTAAAATCTTCTTCCATTTCTACTTTATAAAATGTTTGATATGGAAAACCTTGACGTCTAAAATAACTTAGTAAATATTGTGCTATATTTTCACGTTCAGCAACAGGTATAGATGATACAAACTCACTAGTTAGTTTTTGTCCATTATATGATACTATATTTGTTGATCCGTAATTTTTTGGAGGCTTACACAATTCCAAAACGCTATGATATGATATATACTTTCTACTAAGATATATTGTTGCATCTTGATAAATCCAATTAAGAAAATCAACACAATCAGCTTGTTTTCCCATAACCATATCTGCAACATTTGTTTTATGTTTGGTTAATCTTATAATGGGTTGTATACTTGGTTTATAAGACAATATAGCATCTTTAACTTCTTCAAGAAATGTTAAGCTTCCAGTTAATATTACCCTAATCATATTACTTGACGTAGAAATACAACCATCACCATCATATAAACCACGAATAAAATGCCTAACTAAATCTTGTCGCAAAAACGTAGGCATCTTTGTTTTAAATGTTTTATTTGGCATACAACCATAACTAATAAGTTTTTCTTTCATATGAAGACTATAAATAGATAATGTAACATATGGCTCTTTTCTTGAAACAGTTCTATCTTCACCATAAAACAAATTAGAAAACCTTTGTAATATTTCTATATCTTTATTATGTAAAGTTAACGAAAAGGCTCCCATTGAAGAGCTAACATTTCCATCAGCATACATAAACCCAAGAAAATATGCTTTTTCCTCAGTATCCATATTATCAAGGTAATCTTCAAATAATGGTAATATACGATGCCTTTGACTTGGAGACCTAAGATCAATACCACGTCTTTTTAATATTCTACAAACGGTTGTTCCATTAATCCCAAGATCAGCAGATATTTTTTCTGATGATTCTCCGTTTGTATATCTCTCAATTATTTGATCTTCAATTTTATCTGGCGTCTTATTATCTTTCATTTTTACAGAATATTTATTTAATATTCGACGCACTTGAGTAGCAGAAACACCAGTTAATTTGCTAACCTCATAACTTGATTTTCCAGATTCATATAACTCTATTATTTTATTATTCACAACTAACTCCTAATATTAATGTACAGGCTCATTGCATGTACTAATTAATATATCGGTTCAGTAGCAGGTTCTCGACAAAAACTTTAATTATGAAATAATATATCGAAAATTATGTTTAAATGAAAAAGGCCAGGTAACCGAATACCTGACCTTTATCAAAACTAGCTGTTTTTTAGCTATTATTGAACAATCGTTGACTTGCGCGATACAGCAACGGCTCGTGGATTCACGATACCAATGCCGATTTCTTCACTCACAACCCAACCCAATTTGAGTTGCTTCGGCTCATCGGCCGGAATTACCTCGATGTCTTGTTTTATGGGCAAAACACCTACAAACTCTGGATCGGACGCGCCATAAACGGTTCCTGGTGGAACAATCTTTGACACCATAATGTCCGCGCCCCAAATGTGAGCATAGAGACCGGTCTGGAGAATTTCGCGCTGTGTAACTGGATCAATTTCTCCACCACCTGCGCCCTGGCCACCGCCGGATGCCCAGTTAAGAATATCAGTAAACTCATTGATATTCATGAAATACTTTGTCGTTACCAGGTCCCAACGATCAATCTGGACCTTAATATCGACCAAGTCTCTCTTAAGCATTCCACCATCAGTAATATCCTGAGCGGCATTCTCAACAGTTGAAGCTGCATCAATGGCTGCGAAAATGTTGGCATCTTCCTGGGCCATTATTTCTTGACGTGCCTTCTGGACCGCACGATCAATCACGTTGAATCTACGACGACGAACTTCTGAAATGCGAACGGTTGGGTTCGAGTAAAGTTCGAAGGTAGGAATTACGATACGATCACCGAACACGCGGCTTTCACCACCGGTACCATTGCTGGAAATAACGGTAGCTGCGACATCGATATCACGCTCATACTTCGGATCTACTCCTTGTGGAAGTGGATCTACGACCAACAGACGACGTGCAATTCCCTGATAATCAAGGTTTCTACGAATTGGGTTTGCCATAGCCTGAGCAAGAGCAAGCTTCCCTTCCTGGGTCATAATTGCTCTGGCGATAAGCTCATCTCGTTTCTCATCATTCAGGCTTGGTTGACCTGATAGCGCCATATTCGAGGGCTGACCTTCTTCTATGATCGCTGCGTATTTAACTAACGTATTCAATGCGTCTCTTACAGACGAAGCATTCATACCACCATGGGTATCAAATAAAGACATAAATATCTCCTAAGGTTTACTGTTTATAAGCTGCCAAAATCCATCAACAGCTAGTGAATCTGGAGACACGAAAGCATCTCCAGAATCTATATTCACGATTATGTGGTTGGAGGAGCGAAGTAAATCAACGCACGGGCCATTGCACTAGTCTGAGGCTGACCAACGCCAACTGGGCTCTTAGAAGCAGAGACAAGGCTGACCGGAGTCGTAACCAAGCTTCCGCCCTTATAAGCTTCGAAGTTAAGGAAAGAGCCAAGACGAATTGCTTCGAAGGCATTTCCGCTAGTTGGAGTTAAGAGGCCTTTAGTTGTTGCATAAAGAGCAGCACCAATCGTCAATGTTGGGTTAGTAGGAACCAAACCAGCAGTCACGTCTGTATGAACCGCATCCAATGTCACAGCATATGTACCTGGCTTATCCCACAGAGTAAGCTTACCCGATCCTGCTGCAGTGTGTGGGCCTAGTTGAGTAGCAGATGCCTGGTTGACGCCGTAAGCAATCTGACCAGCAATTCCACCGATCACTGAACCAAACAAAGTTCCGTAACCAAAGATACCGTCATCCACCAACATAAGGGGACGGTTACCGTTTGCGAGGACGGTTGTTGCGACTGGACGTTGTTTTACGCCGGAAGCAAGCACATAGCCATCATTGAAAACATCTGCTGCGGCTTCGTCGGTAGCGGAGGTAGCTACTGCGGCTTTGATTGTTGCAACTTCTCCACCTTTTACAGTTAGATAGATAGCATCCGCGCCATCAAATTGACCTAGCGGTTGAATGCCAGGCTGTACAAGTTCTAATGCCATATATTATATCCTATTGCACTTATTTATTTAGTGCTTTTATTGTCTTACATCTTGGTCTTACTTTCCCTTGATATTTAGGTAATCAAGACACCTTACAAATTAAATACATTAGTAGTAGTAGTTTATTAAATTATTTTTTCACATTTTCTAATAAATCAGTTAGTGCCTTCATTCTATCGTCAATATTTTGGTGTTTTTGCGGTATTTCTTGAGTTATTTTTTTACCAGAGGGATTTAGATTTTTTGGGATAGTTGAGCCTTCGCGGCCTTGATTTTGGTTATTTGATTCGCTCCAATTGTCTGAATTTTTCATATCCTGGCTTAAAAACATTTGATTAATTATGGTACCTCGTTGATCTGCATCTGGGGGACCTAAAGCATCTAGATCGGCTTGGGCGAATTTAGACAATAGGTTTAGGGCATTATTTACATCGACGATAGAAACATTTTTATTTACGGTATTATTTTTCCAGATCATACCTTTTATAGATGGGGAATGTTTGGTTAAGAGTGATTCTAGGTTTTTGATAGCTGATTTGAATTCAAGGTTATTATCTTTATTAATAGGTCCTGAATAAAGCGCCTTAGTAGTTAGGTACTTTTTCCAGGCTATTATTTCATTTGGTACATTCATTGATTATTATTATTTTTACCAGAGGAGATTATGTAAAATTATCGACTGTATCTTTGACCAACATATTTTTTGCATCGTCTGGGGTAGATGGTTTGGTTTTTTGTGCGGCGATATCCAATGAGTTTTGAATTTCTGGTACTTGTTCTTGGGCTTTATTAAAAGATTGTTTCATAACCGATATTTCATTTTCGATTGCTTCTTTTAGGCCGCCATGCACAGCTTCTTTTGAATTGTCTTGGCCTGGTGCATAATGATCTTGTGTACCCGGAATGTATTGTTTTATCTTTGCGAACCAATCAGACTTACCAATTAATTCATGGACCAATTTTTCATCAGCACCGCCCTCTGTAAAGATGCTGCCAATTTCCTGTAGTTTAGCGAAGAAATCATTGGTGCTTGTTTGATTTACGTGAGCCGACCTAATTGCTCTAACCCATTCCGGAAGAGCTGCATAAATTTTCCTTAACTGAGCAACGTAAGCATCTCTCTTGGTTTTTGCCTCTTCTATTTTTGCATTTTCAGAAGCTTGTTGTGCGGCACTAACGACATCATCAACAGAATGAACGGTTGCAAGTTGTGTTCTCATTGCATGCAGTTGTTCGGCCATACTCATTACAGTGGTCATATCTTTTTTGATAGGATCTGCGTATGGTTGATCTGATAATGGTTCAAGAGCATCTAAAACCCTTTGTGCATTGGTGTATACATTTTGTGCTGTTGGAGCTCCCCATATAAAATAGTAAGCAATGCCGAGTAATGCAGCAGCACTAGCAACCCCGGCAACTGCTAAAGGGGCAATACCCTCTTTAGTAATTTGTTCACTTCGTTCATCCAATCTTTTTGCGCAAGAATCAGCAAGAACCATCAGGCCTTCTTCATCTTTATTATCGAGAGTGAAAGCTGATCGTATTAATGAGTTTAACAGTTCTTGTTTTGCAGCAACATAACGTCTTTGTGTGAGGTGGCCGTTTGGAACTTTCAACGCAATATAGGCCATCATATCTTGGTGTTGGTGTTCATTTTCAACAACCGAGTTCATGGCATCATAAGCAGTACCAACAGTAAAGGTTTCTGGGTGTGCTACTTCTATAATAGTCTTGTCTTTTTCTGGTTCCGGTTCAATGTTATAAAGCAAACGGATCGCATCATCAGACAACGAATCATAACGCTTAGGCAACGGTTTAGAATAATCATCTTCGGACAATGCAATTAATCCTTGTGCAACTGCTATTTTTTCAAATTCATCCCAAATATCTTGATTCATTATGCACTCCCTTGATTAATATTTCTAAAAACGTCATTTATGAACAGACTTACAACATCATCCCGTTTTTTGTATGGATCTGGGATTGCTATATCAGATTGTCCAGGTCTCCAATTTTCGGTAACGCTACGAACTGCATTCCAAAAAGACGGAGTATTCAATATAATGTTGTCATATTGGTAAAGGCTAGGATATGACCCAAGAGCCCATTGTAAAATCATTTCATAAGGCTGTCTTCCATTTAAATTCTCAACCCATATATCATTAGGTTTATTTTTATATACGTAAGCACCAGCACCAGAAGGAGCCGGAATAGACATTTGTGTTGGTTGTTGTGTGTTTTGTTGCGGCTGTTGTGTGTTTGTTTGTTCAGGTTGTGTAGTCGTAGTGTTTTGTTGTTTAACCCCAAAACCAAGAGCTTTTGCAGCAACACCACCAACAATTAACAAACCAGCAGATAATAATATAGTCTTCAAAAACCAAGCTATAATTCCGGTAATAAAAGACATTCCCTTTCTTTTACCAATAACTTCAAGCAGTGATTGCAAGGGCTTAAATCTTGTATCTTTTGAACTGTAGAAAGAACGACGACCCAACGCTTCTTTTGTTAATTGTCCATTTTCTTCTAAAGCCCTCAATGGATATAAAAGATCATCTGCATGTTGTTCATCTGTTTCTTCTTCGTCTGTATTTGGAATTGCTGATTTTGCAATATTATTTATTTTATCAGCACTTATTGGTTTTTCAGCTTCAACATCAGGTATAATGGCATCATGAATCTTTTGATACACAGAATACATATCAAAACCAAAAGCTTCCTGAGCAAAAGCAACTACAAAACCAAGAACAGGATTAAGCCCAAAAAATACAGCTGGGGCAAGTAAATCTATAATCGTTCTGGTAATTCCACCTGAATCTTTATCATGAATTTGGCTACCAATGAATGAATGTATGTTTTCACCAATACCACTCAAAAGCGAACCCATATCAAAGGCATATTTATTTATATTGCCATCATTAAATTCCGAGAGAACCCGAAATGTTTTTTCAAGTAATATAGTATCGGAAACATATTGGATCTCACCAGCCATTATCTTCCCGTTGTTCTTTGTAACATTCTACCAGCAGTACCAATTTGACTATCAATAGCATCTAACCATCGCTGCCATAGATGTGTTTGTTGTTTGGTAACTGAATCATCATGATCTTGATCTCGGTTATTCCAGTTACGAAATATATCTGTTATAACGTTTTTAACTGCTAATGCCCAATTTCTAAAACCATTAAGTTTTTGAGTTGGTGTATCTCCCTTAACGTCTTCAGCTAGATTTTGCCAATTACCATTTAACCAATCATTTAAATCTACGTTTGGAAGTCCATCATCACTTAATACTTCAAGCTCATCAACGGCCTTAGTGCGCAAACCTCTTGCTAGAACCCTAAGTTTCATAAAATCTGCTATAGGTGCTTTTTTAGCCTGCTCTTCTTCACCACTTAAAGTGTAACCACTACCACCAGTACCACTAGCTCTTTCACCACGACCAGCACCACCAGATCCACCAGCATTACCACTTGCAACACCAATAATAGTACCAAGAGTAACAACAGGATGATCTTGCTTATCCTGTTCTTTTAGCGCATTTATTACATCGTTTCTAATTCCATACCATTGAGCACGAATTGTATCCATGCTCTTTTTATAATCATTAGCAAGCTGCATATCATTTTCTGTAACAACTGTGCCTTTCTTATCTGGTCTTGGATTTTCTCCTGATGAACGATATAACGGATATAGCTGAGCAAAAATAGCATTAGCCCTTCTAACAAACCAATCTATAATTTCGTCTATAGAATAAAAACAATGCCACTTATCATCTTGAGCTTTTGGTTCTGGCGTTGGTGTTGTTTCTACAGCTGGTTGACCCTTTGCACGATCAAACTCACCAACCTGTTGTCCTTCTTGACCCAATCTAATAATTGTTGATTCTAATATTTCTTTTGCCAACTTCTCAATAGCAGACAATTGATCATCAGCTCTTCTGTTTCTATCATTACGATTATTAGTTTCTTCTTTACCACGCTCATCTAATGGTTTACACAACTCACCAACCAAATGTAGATTCTGTATAAAGTTAAAGAATTTGTAGAAATCATGTATATCGGTAGACATGACTGGGTTTTTTCCCCATGTTGTTGGCCATGGATCATCAGAAAAACCCGAAGGATCTAATTCTGGACCAACCGAATCTACCTGAATAAAACTACCCTTTTGTGTCGCTACCGTTGAAGAAAGCCCAACTGTTTGAAATAAGCGCACTAAGTTATTAATATTTGCATTAGCTAGTTGAAGAAGGTCGTCCTCTTTCGTTGCTTTATATGGGCTTGGTCCAGTTCCTTCTTGAATAATTGTTCCTGGAATGTTTGCTTTTTCAACAAAATTCTTTATATTTATTAAAGAATTTCTAGTTTGCGGGCCCCAGACACCATCTGTTGAAGATCTTGCACCTGCCGAAGTTGTTCCAAATGCTTGAGCGGCGGCAGCCAATTCTGCAACATCTTTAATTCCGCTTTGTCCTTTTGCATTTATTTGAGCAAGAGCTGTTTGTGCTTTGTTTGTATCTTGTAATTGATTTCGCAAGTCTCCCATAAGACCCTGCATTGTACGAACAGCATCAGATACAGGTTTATTTTCGGTTGTTGGTTGAGCAGCTGCACCACCACGACCTGCACCACCAGAATGAGATGGGGCAGTAGTTGGGCCTTTTCCACCAGTCAATCCGACCCATGCTGCAGCGTCTTGTCCAGCAATCTTAGATATCATTTTATCTCCCACCTTTTGCAGAGTTGGCAATTGTATTTATGCTATTTTGAAGAGCTTCTTTAGTTGGAGCACTAATACCATTCGCCTCAAGATCGTCCTTTACTTCAAGCCAAATCTTACCCTGTCCCTGATCTAAAATTCCTTTTAATTGTTGTATTCTATCAGCGATATGTGTGGCTTTATTTTTAGTTGCCTCATCTTCACTTTGCGCTTGAATTAACCAATAATTGTATGCTTTATCTAATTCACGAGTATCAATATCAAATGGTTTTCGTTGTTCTGGAGTTGCCACAGTCTTATAACTATCAGAAATGTGTTTTACAATTCCATCAGCCCATGTAACTATTTGATCTATATCATTAACAATCGCTTTCATATAATTATAAGTCGGTTGTTTTGTAAAATCATTTCTTGCTAAGCTGATGGTTTTTGAAATATTAATTAGATCAGATAAAGCTTTGTTTACATTGTTTTGAAAATTTTGTTTTGTATCAATAGTATTAATCTTTTTATATAAATTATCTGGCATACTTTGTAATATCGCTGTTGCTTTGGTTATAGTATCATTATTTACGCCCCAAACACTTATATATAATTTACTTGCTTGATCTGCCAACTCTTTACAAGCAGCGTTAACATTATCCCAATTTGGAGCCATATTTAAGCCACCAGCAAAAAGATCATATTTACTAGTTTCATTAATATATTTAGAAGCAAAAGTAGGACCAACACCAAGTGCAGCGGCTATACTTTGCAAGATACCATTAGCAGCAGAAGGGGTAAAACTTGATGAATATGCGTTTTTATATGCTGATTGAAGATTGGCCGCACTAATAACCGGAACGTCACCATCAGTTAAAACTCCTTTATCACCCGCCGTTCCCTTTAATATAAACCACGCCTGAATATTTCTTTGATTTACATTTACGCCAGCTAAACGAGCAAAATATATATAAGCGTTCTGAACTTCATTTTTTTTTTCTATTTGATCATTAAATGAAAAAGAACTAACAGGTATTGGTTGATTATTTTTAACACTCTCAACATCGTTCAAAACAACTGCGGCCCTTGTTAATGATTCTTTTATATTTTTTGGAGCAGACGAATCAGGTTGATAAGTACTTTGGTTTTCAGCCGGCATCTCAGAAGCGTTTTGTTCTTGTGCTTTCTTCATAATTTCAGCAGCAAACTCAGCAATTTTATTAGTTGGATACTTTCCCGTAGGATTCTTATTAACAACAGCTAAAATCTTATCAGCCATTCCCTGTTGTGTTTCTATAGTTCCCAACTCACCTGACCCATCGATAAGATTGACATCACCATCTCTGTGAGCGAAATCAATAAAATCTTTCGTCTTTTCCATATTAACATTATAAAGCTCATTCTCGGCCTTCTTATAAATAACCAACTTCTCTTCAAGATCTTCTGCCAACGTAACAAATCCCTTGCGCCTCATTGCATAGGCCAAACAAGCCACATCCTGAATAAAATCGTTAGAAGGAGTTACATCTACTTCTTGATTAATTTTTTCAACCTTATTAACTTCATCCGCCGCTAACTTTACTAATTCAGTTTCGGTTGGCTTGAAAAAACCTTTCTTAACAGCCTGACGCTCAAGTTCACGATAAACTTCAGACGAATATATGTTATCTGTATATTTTGCAAGAATCATAATTAGTCCCCAAGGTCAAGCAACTCTAAACCATTTATAAAATTTTGGTCTACCTTTTCTTTTAATTCAGGATGTTGTTCCAAAATATCAGATGCTTTTTTTAATTCTGCCTTGAGAGCAGGGTTTTCAGCAATCTTCTGGCGAAACTCATCCAAAGTAGCCATCAACTGATTTTCGTTATCAATTGTTTTGTTTGCAGCATTAACCTCTCTAAGCTGCTCACGTACTAGCTCAGCCTGAGAATAATTCCTCCACACCTCTGAGCTATCCAAAACTCTTTTAGTCTGGTTATCTGCGAAAAAATCCTTCCAAACTTCATCGTTCATTACAACACCTTATATAATACAGCTGGGTTTAGGCCTAATAGTATACTAAGATATGCATTATTATTACAGCCACAAAATCTGCATATGCTTCCTATTTTTATCTGCAGGAGTAATTACCTTAGCCAAAGCATATGAATTTTCGAATGGTTTTTTACTACTCAAAACACCATCTTTGTTGCAATATAATGAGTTTCCAACATTTATTTCATTATCTCTATCAAATACATTTAAATCAGCAATCATTCTTTGTGGAAACGTATTGGCTCTCTTTTTAAAATTAACAATATTTCCACCAATACAACGATTACCTAATAAACCAAAAGGAGCATATCCATCACATTTATCAACTACTAAATCATCACCATAATCAACAAGACTTATTACTTGACCAGGAACAAGCTTAACTCCTGGTTTTACTGGAAACTTTATTGGTTTCGTTGTTATTGATTCGACGATTTTGAACATTTAGGCTGCTTTGGGTATTATTTTATTACCTTTCTTGATATTGGCAATGGTTTCAAGCGGTTGTAGATTTTCAAGCGCCCATAGTTTGAGGAAATTTTTATGATCAAGAAAATCAAATGGCAACTTGCTTTGTGGAATTATATGATCAATTTGCCAAGTCTTTTTATTTTTATCAAACTTACCATAATTATCCCAATTCATCCACGGCTCCCATAATGATTCTATATGCAACCTTAATTCATCAGCTGTATATGGTAGCCTCTTAAGTATCTCCTTTTCTAAATTTTTACTAACATGAAACTGTTTTGAGTTTTTATAAAAATCATTGGGTATTTTTGTTTCTCTACATCCACTACATGTTTTATATATAGTTTTCATAATAATTTTAAAGCCATTCAAATTCTAAACTGGACATTGAAGCGCTGGGTGGCCCAGTTACCATTGCAACACCTGGATAGTCATCATTTGGCTGAGAAGTTGTTAATTTTCCATTCTCTGATACAAATAATATAGCATTAAGTGGATAACGTTGGTTTGTCTCGTAGCTATCACACTGATATATTCCTCTCATAAACCAAACAGTAATATGTCCACTTCCTGCAGTAGAATCATCACCAGAAATGTTTGGGACCTGATAAATATAACTGCAAATTGTTCTAATTGAATCTGGAATACCATCACCATCCAAATCAAAATTCAATGGTGTTCCTGCTGGAAAAGTAATCATACCATTTCGAGCATTAAGGGCTACATCAACAGGCGACGTAATAAAACTAGCCGGAATAACATTTGGATTTATAAGATTAATATTTACATCTATTGGAGTAATAAGATGACCACTACCATCATCAATTGCCGGAGCTGCTGCTATAACAGTTTCATCAATAGAAGGGGCTGTAAAAGCTCTTGTTTTAAAATCATCTATAATACCCAACGGTGCTCTTCCATCACTAACACCACAAACAATATTATTACCACGCAAATAAAGCTGAGCAATCATACCGGGTTCAAATTCTGCTGAGGGATCAACTGGGTATGATACTGGTAGTGCATTTCCTACCTGAACAAGTCTTAATGTCATATTTCTCCTATTTCTATATATATCAAAGAAAAAGCCCAGCTATTTGCATAACTGGGCTTAAGCTAACTAAGTTAATCTAACAATATTTAATTAATTACAGGGATAGCAGGTATGTTTTCAACCCTTCCTGGCTTTGTGGAGCTACATTAGAGGTAATTGCCCTAACAACTTCCGGCCAAGTTTCTGGGGTAGCCCAAGTTTCCTTATTACCACCCGGAGTCTTTACATATGCAGCAAAACCCTTGGCATCATAAGGAACAACTTCGGTAGTTGCCCCATCAACAATCCACTTGTAAAAATCAGGTGATACTCGCTGCATAACATCAGAAATGCTATGAAAGTCGAGCGGAACAACTTGAGAGGTCGGCATCTGCATAACCTGAGCAAGTTTAGCAACGGCATCGTAAGAGCTAGCCCCTGCAATTTTTGCGATATCCTTCCAAGATGGTGCAGATCTAAAATTTGTACCAGCAACCTTATGTGTTGGCGCATTTAGAATTGCATTATATGTGGACAGAGCAGCTGCTTTTGCGGCCTGTCTTGCGATTTGTTGTCTACTTGTCATTTTATTCCTCCAATTTATAGATTTAATTACTCACACTCTTTTTCGTTTTCAGCATCCTCATCAGAAGCATATCCCAGGTCTTTTGGGGTGAATCCGAAATTTTTAAACATTTTTATCATTTCACTTTTTTTACCAGAAGGTTTTGTTTTCTTTTTTGAGTCAGCCAAAGCAATCATAACGGTAGTAACTTCTGCTGCCCTCGCTGTTCTTCCGGCTTTTTCGAAACATTCAGCCGCAGCATTTAATTCTTCCATTGCTGCCAAAATTAAACGCTCATACTGTTGATCTTCAGCTACAATTGCTTCTTGTTGAGCATTTTGCATACCCTCAAAAAGCTCTTCCTCACAAGATCCCTGCTTGAAAATCATATGGTTACCTCGATGTTACTTTCGTCAATAAACTCTGCCTTTTTAACAATCGCATCAATGGCAACACAAAGAGTTTCCAATCCGGCATTCTGAAGAAGATTTCGTGCTTTATTCAACGAGCATATGGCCTCATCTTTGTTTAGAGATTTCTTAAGATCTCCTCCCATAAAAAAGGCCATATTATTTTCAATATCTGTAGTAAAATTTTTCATACTGCTCGCTTTAAATCCATTTGTCTATTTCTTTTTTCAGTAGCAATGTCTTTTAAGAAAATATCGTATAATGGATTGTCTCTGAATTCCTTTTGTCCTTGTAAAATAGCTTCCCATTCATCAAGCATTGGATCTGTCATTTTTCCTATATCCCAGAATGGAACCGGTCTTTTTTTACTACTACCTAAAACCTCTAATAATACCTCGTGACTAGATTTCTTTTTATTTTCACTCTTAATACTTGGATACTCATTATGTACAGCCCTTGATACGGA